TTGTTAATGGTAGTAGAAGTGTTTATAATTAAAGTTTTTAACAATGGATCTATTAATTTATAAGACATATATATGTTATTTATTTTAGACATATTTGTTGCGCCTGATGGTTGATAAATAAGTGGATCACTATTCAAACAAAAGTTATAATAAAATACATTGTCTAATCCGCTACCTTGGCTTCTAGAGTATATATCAATATAAGAAACTAATTCTTTTTCTAGTGTTATTTCTCTAATTGAATTATTAAAATAAAGCCCCCATTCTAATAATATATCTTTATTTTCTTTTGCTGTAAACGTTTTTTGCCATACTATAGAATCAAGTTTATTTGTTATATCTAGATTTTCACTATTAAAACTAAGTAAATCTGTTAATCCATATATACTCATTATTTCTGAATTAGAATTATAGTTGTAATTTGAATAATTAGACCATTCATTTCTATACTTTACATCTGATCGTTGAAAAAACCACATCCATGATATAACTAATCCACTAGTTTTAACTTCTGTAAAATGACTTCCACCAATTAAATCCTTAAATGTATATTCATGAACCTCTCTTATCAGATAAGAATGACTATTTTGAGAAAAAAATAATTGTTCTTCATTTGTTAAAAATGTATAACAACCAATTAAATGAATATCCGCAAACCAAGGACTAGGTACATCTTTATAATAATTTTCTACTAACTTATTACTATTTAATGGATATACTAAGGCCCCAGTTTCTGATAATGAAGAACCAAGCAAATCAATTTGTTTATTTATTATATTTTTTCTGGGTGGTTCTTTAAGAAAAAATTTCAAATTATAAATTTCATTATTACAATTTGGTGCGCTATATGTATTATTCACTATGCTGACTAAATTAACTAAATTATTTAATTCATTATAATTCGTTGTCAATCCTGAGTCTTCTGAAATTTTATACGTCTTTGATGTTTCATTCATATTTGATTTTTCATTCATATTTGATGTTTCATTTTTATTTGATGTTTCATTTTTATTTGATGTTTCATTCATATTTGATGTTTCATTCATATTTAATGTTTCATTAATATTAATACTTACTTCATTTATCACATTTTTAACTACCCACCATTGATTTACAGGTTTTAATTCAATCTCTATTCTCAGTTCACTATATTGCATAGCAACTAAAGGAAATGGCGTCTTATTATTTAATGTAGACCATAAATTAATTGGAATCAATAATTGTCTTTCTCTAATTGAAGGTTCTAAACCATAAGACATTGAAGAGAGAGAACCAAAATAAGCCGCATTTGGATAATTTCCATTTCTATTTGAATAATGTGCAGGATTATTTAATTCTGGTACATTTCCTATCATTTTATTAAATATTTTTTTTTGATTGTCTGTAAAATCTCGCCAAACCATATTTAATAAATATTGACCACTAAACTCTTGAATTATGGAATTATTAGACAATACTCTAATAGAGTTTATAACTTGAACTCCAATATTCTCAATCCATTTAAACTCTAATGGATATACTCTATTTATAATCTTCATATTCATATTAGAATTTGCTTTTAAAAACTCCAATGTATTATCAGAAACTTCACTAGGACTATTACAAGAACAATTGCATATCCCACATTTTGTTAGTACTTTATTTGTATTAAAAGAATAAGTATTATTTATTTTATTTATATTTAAATAATCCAAATTAGTTTCAATATTTGTTCTACAAGAAGAACAAAATACAACAGGCGTCCCGCCAAAAGCAATAAGCGGACTCCAAATATTAGGCAAAGTAAATGAAAAAAAAACTTCTTGTAATAAGTCTCCATATCTTGGTATTTTAAAATTATATAAGGTTGGACTATTATAATTCAAACGAGTATTTCCTTCAAAATCTATACGAAACTTTTGCTTCCCAAAATTAGTATGCGATACAAATGTTTTGTTAAAAAATGTTTTACTTGGATTTCCAATTAATATAATATCATCATCGTTTTCAGATAAAACATTTAAAACTCCAGCACCCATATATATAGATATATAGATATATATATCTATATCTTTACTTTACTTTTGTTTAAATTATTTAAATTGTTTAAATTATTTAAATTAATTTGGAAATAAATAATCAACTAAGCCATTCGAAAATTGTAAAATATTATATCTTTCTTCAATAATATGCAAATTAAAATTATAATCAAAATCTTGATACTTTGAAGAATCAATGCAGTATTTACTTTGATTATTCGTTTCATTACTTTTCTCATCAAATATTTTAGTAACGCCGTTACTATCAATCACACTAGACACTTCTCTATATGGGTCAATTGTAGTAAATTCAAATGTAATAGTATTAAATTTCATCATATTCATTGCACCAGATGGATTTAATGAATTATTTTTTTCAATATTAAAATTATAACAATATATACCATCCTCTGGATTTCCTTCTACTTTTAAATAGTTTTCTATATAATTATTTATACCATAAGGTAGGCTTTCTTCGCGTACTAATTCATTACAATACAATCCCCAATCAACCATTATATTTTTTTGATTTCCGGGATGAGTTGGCCCACTAATATATTGCACACACGGATTGAAATTATTTAATAAATATTTTTTGTTTTGTGGAGTAATATATGGAATATTTACATTTGATAAACTATTTAGCAAATCTAATGATAATATACAAGGATAAGGCATTTTATTATTATATAACCAATTTGAATAATTAGACCATTCATTTCTTAATACAACATCTGTTCTCTGAAAAAACCACATCCACGATACAGTCATCCCATAAGACTTTATATCCTCTTTTCTAACCCCCTGTGCATTATATATTGTTCGTTCAAATACTTTTTTAACTAAATATTGTTGAGTTTGTTTGCTAATATATCTTCTTTCATCTTCAGATAAAAAAGCCAGAGTTGAATATAAACTAATATTTTCAAACCCAAAATTGGGAAGTTTTGAATAATATTTAATACTTATTTCTTTTAATACTTTTTGTATATTTTCTTTAGGCGTTAATGTGGTTATGAAATTATAACTTATATCTCCAATACAAAATGTATTACTTGGTGGTGGTTTTAAAAAGAATAATATATTATATCTTTCATCGCTTAAATCAGGTTGTATAAATGGCGGATCATAATATTTAAAAGTATCTGTTATTACTTTAGGAAGTTGTGTAGTAGGACATAATTTTTCAATCCAAGATTCAAAATAGTTTAAATCTCTCACCTTAAACAATTCACAAATTGGTCTACATTCCACGTGTATTTCCAGTTTTGAATATTGTAATAATAATAATGGAAAGCTTTGAAAACTTGAAAATGTTTCCCATAAATATAATGGGACAAATATGCGTCTTCCGCGAATGGATGGTTCTAATCCATTAGGATAATTAGACTCATTTAACCCGCCCCACGAAACAGATGGATAATTCCCATTATTATTATTAAAAGTTTCTGGCTCGTTAAAATCTTTTGTATTGCCAATCATAGTATTAAATAGTTCTAGTTTTGTGCTTGATAAATCACGTTTAGATTTACAATATAAATAGTGTCCTGAATATTCTTGTATTGGTCTTCCATCTATTAAATATGTAACTTTTTTGATAAATTGAACACCTATATTTTCAATCCATCTAAACTCATATGGTTGACAGTATATTAAGCCAGATATATCAGGAGTTGGAACATATGGCCCATTACCTGATGTAGTATGAGCTAGTGGTATAGTATAAATAGGACTATATATATCAGGTAAAGTAAATGAAAAAAAAGTGTCCATCAATAAATCCCCAATATTAGAAATAGTAAATTTAAATAACGAATCTGTAAATAAAGATAAAGAGTTTTCAAAACTAGACTCAATTTGAAACCGTTGTAATTCAAATGTTGTATGTTTGGCATAAGTAGTTTTAAAAAATGTCTTTTTTGGATCACCATTTAATATAACATTTAATTCACTACTTGCGATTATATTTAATAGCCCTCCGCCCATAATAATATATAATAATATAGTATATATTATTATTATATATTATTATATATTATATATTATTATTAAACAATGTCCGCCCTACCCGCCATAATGAAAGATGTACAAACTACAATCACTAATTTTATTAAAAATCCAGATATTCAAGTTGAATTATATGCTATTGTACTAATGTTTATTATAATTTTTTGTGTATATTTATATATTAGATATAAGGTTTCACTATATGAAAGAAATTGTAAGGTTTTAAAACAAGTTTATAAAAATAAACCGGCTATCTATAATATCGATTCTAATTCAACTTATTTATTAAGAGATTACTATATTAAAACAGCATATAATTGTTGTGCAGGTGGAAGTATGAAAGTAGATTATGTAGGACTATGTGCTTTACAAACTTGTATTGAACAAGGGGTTCGTTGTTTAGATTTTCAAATCTATTCTATTAATAATTTGCCAGCAGTTGCTGTATCCTCTGTTTCTGAGTTTAATGTAAAAGAATCGTTTAATAGCATACCAACAAACGATGTATTTAAAATGATTAATAATATGGCATTTTCAAGCACTCATTGTCCAAATCCGAATGACCCGCTTATTTTACATTTAAGAATATTAAGTACAAATGTTAAAATATATGAGATATTAGCAAAACAAATAACTGAAATCTTAAACTCAAAAATATTAGGAGTTGAATATAGTTTTGAGTTTGGAGGACAGAACCTGGGGTCACTCCCTATAAAAACTTTTTTAGGAAAAATTATAATAATAGCAGATGCGAGCAATCCATTGTATCAAAAAACCAAGCTAGACGAATACATCAATATTGCTAGTGGCGCACCCTTTATGAGAAAATTAAGGTATATTGATGTTAAATTTCTTCAAGATGCTAAATTATCTAGTTATAATAAACAAAATATGAGCATTGTGCTACCAGATCTTATTCCTAGCTATTCAAATCCAAATTTTAATGATGCAAGAGAATATGGATGTCAAATGGTTGCAATGTCTTTTCAAAAAACAGATAGTAATTTAGCATATTATAACAATTTTTTTGAAAAAAGCAAATCCGCATTTGTATTAAAACCATCAGCCCTTAGATATACACCAAGAACAATTACAATACCAGATCCATTATCTTCAGAATATCAATGTGATAGTAGAAAAATTAGTACAGAATATATTGATTTCCAAATATAATTATTATCTAAATATTAATATAATGAAAACAAAAAAATATATAAAAAAAAAAATATATAAAAAAAAAAGTTTTAAGTCTAGGAATAGCTCTAAATCTAGGTCTAGCTCTAGGTCTAGCTCTAAGTCTAGGTCTAGGTCTAGAGCTAGGTCTAGGGTTAGGTCTAGGTCTAAGTCAAAATGTAGCTCTAAATTAAAATCCATTAAAAAAACAATGTTATTAGAAAAAGAAATATTACTTTTACGAAATGCGGTTGAAGTTGCCGAAAAAAAGAAAAAAATTAAAATGCGTTCGCCTATAATGGAACAAATTTTTACTATAGTTGAAAAGTTTATAAAAAGTAAAAAATTAATTTGTTATGGAGGCATCGCAATTAATAATATTTTACCAAAAAAAGAACAATTTTATGATATAAATCTCGATTATCCTGATTATGATTTCTTTTCAGCTAATGCAATGAGTGATGCAAAAGAATTAGCTGATATTTATTTTGAAAATGGATTTGAAGAAGTAGAAGCAAAAGCAGGAGTTCATACAGGCACATATAAAATTTATGTTAATTTTATATCAGTTGCTGACATAACATTTATGGATTCCTATTTATTTAATATATTACAAAACAATTGTATAACTAAAAACAACATATATTATGCACCACCAAACTTCTTAAGAATGTCTGCATATTTAGAGTTATCTAGACCAGATGGAGACGTATCAAGATGGGAGAAGATTTGGAAACGATTAGTACTATTAAATATGTACTTTCCAATTAAAACATCTTATTGTAACATTAATACTATTATTACAAATAATAGTAATGCTAAAAATAAAACAATATTTAATGTTATATTACATAGCATAATTTCTCAAAAACTTGTAATTTTTGGCGCATATGCACTCTTTCAATATAATAAATATATTAAAAATAAAAATAGTTATAAAAATAAAAATATATATCCAGATTTTGATGTTCTATCATTAAATCCTTTTGATTCTTCAAATATTATA